TCGGCTTGGCCGGCGGCTTTTTTACTGCCATTTTTGGCGGCTGGGACTCTGCTCTGGTGACACTAGTCGTCTTTATGGCAATCGACTTTTTCACCGGCATCATCACCGCCATAATGAAAAAATCGAAACACACGGAAAGCGGCGGACTTTCTTCCAAAGCCGGCTGGTTCGGTCTGGCGAAAAAAGTCTGCACTTTAATGCTGATCGTCGTTGCAGTTCGGATGGATATTCTGCTGAATACCAACTACATCCGGGATGCTGTTTGCATCAGCTTTTGCCTGAACGAACTGCTTTCCATTGTGGAAAATACAAGTTTAATGGGGATCCCGTATCCGCCTGCAATCAAAAAAGCAATCGATGTTTTGCAGACGAAAGTCGGCAGAACCGAAGAAAAATCAACTGAAAACTCAAACAAGGAGGACTAACTTATGGCAATTTTAAGACCTGATTCTACATCCACACTCGGTGGTGTGACCGTCAAGGAATATCTGCTTACCAAACATAACCCGAATCGAATTGATATGCCGAGTGTCTCTATGACCGGAAAAATTATCGGTGTGACCGTGCATAACACAGACTGGATTTCTGTTGCGTCCGGCACAACTCCGGCAGAACAGTACACTCGTGCCACGGTAAACGGCAACATGAACGATGTGCGTGTTCACTATTACGTGGACAATACTTGTGCGTGGCAGAACTTGCCGCTGACGCTCTCCGGCTGGCACGCTGCGGACGGCTCCGGAAACGGAAATCGCCGCACAATTGCAATTGAGTGTATCATGTCCGGTGCGTATAACTCAATTGACAAGAAATCGGAAGATAACTGTGCGAAATTGGCTGCGGCTTTGCTCAAACAATACGGTCTGGGTATATCGCATTTATACACCCATACCCACTGGCTAAATGTTCGGGACGGCAAGTCCGGCACGGTAGATCAGTTGAACACCATGCAAAACAAGTACAAAATGTGTCCGCTGTATATCTTGCCGCACTGGTCTGCTTTCAAGGCGAAGGTGCAGTCTTATTTGAAAGGTTCTACAACGTCAACATCTACTTCTACTACCTCACAGATTTACCGCATCCGAAAAACATGGGCTGATGCAAAGTCGCAGATTGGGGCATATTCCTCATTGGAAAATGCCAAGAAGGCTTGTAAATCCGGATATACGGTTTTCGATTCCTCCGGAAAAGTGATTTACACCTCGAATCCTACTTTCTCCAAAGGACAGCGTGTAACATTGCAAAATGCTCCGCTTTTTTCCTCGGATTCTGCAAAGACCTTTTCCAAGAAAATATCCGGCACGTACTACATCTATGACGGCAAGGCTTGTGCCAACGGTAGATATCGGATTACCAACACTGCCGCCAACTGCGGAAAGACTCCAATTGGCAGCTACGTGACCGGGTATGTTTCTTACGATAATTTTAAGTGAGGTGCATTATGACGAAATCGCAGAAAAATTCGGTTGATGAAATGGTGGCGGTCGGAATCTCAATTCCAAAAATCGCTGCCTTTCTGCACGTCTCGCAAAACTCCATCAAGTCCTACTTACAGCGAAATCACCCTAACAATGTCTGCCGAAATTGCGGCACTCCTGTTCTGCAAGTGCCGCATCGCAAGCAGAAAAAATTCTGCTGTGACGCTTGCCGGATGCACTATTGGAACACGCATCCGCAGGAAATGCAGCATGAAAACGCAGCCACGATTCCCTGTGCGTTCTGCGGAACGCCGGTTCTCAGCTATCGAAATCATCCGAGAAAATATTGCTCTCGTGCTTGTGCTGCGAAAGGAAGGTATCAATGACGAAAGAAATTGAAATTTACAAAGTATCTATGGCGGTTTTGCGAAATTTCCTAAAATCCGGACTGCTGACCCAGTCGGAATTTGTGCAATGTGAACAAACTCTCGCCGAGAAATGCGGGTTATCTTTGGGCAGTATTTTCCGAGAAAGTGCTTGACTTTCTGCCCCCAGTAGAGGGAATATGTTAGCAAGCATACGCTTAATACAAAGAAACAGGTGATGAAATTGGAGCGAAAAGTACATCGGGTGCAGCAGCGACCGTCCAAGCCGAAGCTGCTAAAAGTCGTCGCTTACGCCAGAGTTTCCAGCGGAAAAGATGCCATGCTGCACTCTTTAGCGGCTCAGATTGACTATTTCCAAAACTTGATTCGGCAGCACCCCGGCTGGGAGTTTTGCGGTGTGTTCGCAGATGAAGCGAAAACCGGAACAAAGGATGAGCGACCGGAATACCAAAAAATGTTAGAAAAGTGCCGGAATCGAGAGGTGGATTTGGTGATTACCAAGTCGATTTCTCGGTTTGCACGGAATACCGTCACACTTTTGGAGACCGTTCGGGAGCTGAAAAGTTTAGGAATTGATGTCTGGTTTGAAAAGGAAAATTTGCATTCCACCTCCGGAGACGGCGAATTGATGCTTTCCATCCTCGCCTCATTCGCTCAGGAGGAGAGCAAATCCGTCAGCGACAACATGAAATGGCGAATCCGAAACGATTTCCAGCAAGGCAAAATTGGCAGCATTACCATTTTCGGATACCGCAGAAATGCCGATGGTGTGCTAGAAATTGAGGAATCAGAAGCCAAAATTGTGCAGATGATTTTTGCGGATTATTGCTCCGGAATGGGACAATGTGCCATTGCGAAAAAAATCAACGCCATGGGGATTTCCACGAGACAAGGCAATTTTTGGACGGGTCAGCGTGTGAAAGAAATTCTGGTCAATGAAAAATATGTTGGGAATATGTTATTGCAGAAATATTACCGACAAGACCCGATTGGAAAACGAAAGATGAAAAATCAAGGCGAGCTGCCGAAATATTTCGTGGAGCAATCCCATGAGGCGATTATTTCTGCGGAATTGTTCGAGAAAGTTCAAAACTTAGTAAAAAAACAGACGAAACAATTCTCCCATCCCGGTGCAACGAACCGTTATCCGCTGTCCGGCATGGTGCAGTGTGCTGCTTGCGGAAAAAGCTACCAGCGAAAAATTTACAAGCAAGGTGCGGTTTGGATGTGTGCGACCTATCTGCGTCAAGGAAAATCACACTGTCCTACGGCAAAGCAAATTTCCGAACGGATTCTCTATGAGAAGATTTGCTCTGCTTTGCAAATCAAAGAATTTGACGTGGAAATTGTGAAAAGCAAAATTGAAAACATTCTGGTGTCACCGAATTGGCTGACTTTCCTTTTCAAAGATAATACGGAGAAAGCCATTTCTTGGAAGAATTATTCCAGAAGTGAAAGCTGGACACCGGAGATGCGACAGGCTGCCGCAGAAAGGAGCAGAAAATGCCAAAAGTAACCGTCATTCCGCCGTCTATCAATCGGACAACTTGGCAGTCCACAACCACTCCAACTCGCCGAAAAGTCGCTGCTTACGCCAGAGTTTCCACGGATTTCGAGGAACAGCTCACCAGCTATGAGGCACAGATTTCTTACTATACCAATTACATTCAAAGAAATCCGGATTGGGAATTTGTTAAAATATATACAGATGAAGGAATAAGTGCAACATCTACGAAACATCGAGAGGGCTTCAACTCCATGATTGCGGACGCTCTGGATGGAAAAATCGACTTGATTATCACAAAAAGTGTAAGTCGGTTCGCTCGAAATACGGTTGACAGCTTGACAACTATCCGAAAATTAAAGGAACATCACGTGGAATGTTTCTTTGAAAAAGAAAATATTTGGACTTTTGATAGCAAAGGCGAATTGCTCATCACCATTATGAGTTCTCTTGCACAAGAGGAGTCTCGCTCTATCTCGGAAAATGTTACATGGGGACAGCGAAAACGATTTGCTGATGGAAAAGTCAGCTTGCCGTATGCACACTTTTTAGGCTATCGAAAAGGCGAAAATGGTCTGCCGGAGATTGTTCCGGAGGAGGCGGAGACGGTTCGATACATTTATCAGCGATTCATTGACGGTTTAACGCCTTACAAAATTGCAAATGAGCTGACGGCTCAAGGCGTTCCGACTCCCTGCGGAAAGGAAAAATGGTCAGCTAGTACGGTGAAAAGCATTCTGACGAACGAGAAATACAAAGGCGATGCACTCCTGCAAAAGAAATTTACCGTTGACTTCTTAACGAAAAAGCAACAAATCAATGAGGGACAAGTTCCACAATACTATGTGGAAAACAGCCATCCTGCGATTATCACACCGGAGGAGTTCGATTTTGTGCAGTCAGAGTTCCAGAAACGCTGCGTCAAGCCCTACAGTAGTACCAGCATTTACGCCACGAAAATCATCTGCGGAGATTGTGGGAGTTATTTTGGTGCGAAAGTCTGGCATTCCAATTCAAAATATCGCCGAGTGATTTACCAATGCAACAGCAAGTTTAAAGGCAGTCATTTCTGCACCACACCACATTTGTATGAACCGGAAATTCAAGAGAAATTTCTGCAAGCTTTTGCACAGTACTTTTCGCAGAAAGATGTGGTCATCAAGAATTGCCAATTCGCCTTAAATTGCTTGAAAAAGCAGGAAAGTAAAAAGAAAGAGCTGCAAGATGAGCTTGTGGCAGTCAATGAAAAGCTAAAAGAGTACATCCAGCACGGTGGAGAGGATTTCGATGCACTCAATGCAAAATATGAGGAGCTATCTGCACAGCTTGATGCTGAGGAGGCAGCCGAGTCCGACCGGAAACGCCGGATTGCCAAAATGCAGAAAATTTTGCAGACATTGAAAAAAACGGATTCTGTGCTAGAGACGTTTGACGAATCCGTCTGGAACGCTGTTTTGGAGAACCTCACCGTGTTCCATGATGGGAGTTTGGTGTTTCTATTCCGAGATGGGACGGAGATAAAAGTGTGAGATAATTACAGCCCTGTTGGAGAAATCCGGCAGGGCTGTTTTTTTTTCATAACTCAAGTCCATAATTGTAAAATCCTGGCCTTGCCGGAAGCTTTCCAACACCTTGGAAACAATCCAACAAGGCTGCTTTTTCACTCCTTTTTCCTCTCCAAAACCCACTTAATTTTATTAAGTCCAATCGACACCCCTCAAAAAACGCCACCTATCGTTTGCTTTTTGAAAAAACGCCGAGCTATCGTTTGCACTTTAGGCTGCGAAAGCAAAAAATCATGCACCCGATTTTTGGGGTGCATGATTCTTACATTGTATCATCAAAGATACGATTGTGGAAAAACACTTAACCTTTGATACAATCATGCACTCCCTTTGCAGGGGGTGTGCAAACAGTACCGAAAGGGTGTGCAGTGGGTAACCACTGCCTTTGACAAACCCGGAACACCGAATTCATTCGTTTTGCTTGTAATCTATATTACACTATTTTTCTCGCAAAGTCAAGACAAAAAAGCAGATTTGTGTAATGTTACAAATCTGCTTTTCGTTTTATGTGAAAAATTAATAATGCTGCGATTCAGAATCAAACGGTTATTTCAGTACCGTTTTTAAACCGAAATTGCAATTCTCCCTTTTCACAGATGGTCACTGTTTCAATCGCAGTAAGCCACACGTCCGAACTGAAAACCTTAATCGGCTCTTTTCTCTTTTTTATCTGCTCCATGAAATCTTGGATCACAGTAGTTTTATTTATGCGGTCTAATTTTTCAGCCTGCAATTTCTGATATTTTGCTTTCAACGCCTCGTACTCCCGCTCATAGGATTGGTACTCCAGCGTATATTCTGGCTGCTTTTGAACCGTTCGACTATTGATCACAACCATTTCTCTTATGTTTTTTGTGATCTGCTTTTCCTCATCACCCAAAACACTCATTTTCGCATCCAAATCTGAACAGTCTGAAAAAGCATGCAGCAACATCTCGCAAAGACTCAAAACGCTCCCTTTATCAGTAAGCAGCTGATTATAGGCTTTCAAAAAGCCTTGCTTTATCGTGTCCTCATCAATATGCGGTGTTTTGCAATAACAATCATTCGTATATTTCTTGTTGCATCGCCATATCACACGTCTGTAACGGCTATTAGAGTGCCAAATCTTAGGACCGTAAAAACCGCCACACTCGCCACAGACGATTTTGGCTGTGAATATATTGCCGCTGTGATAGCGTTTTCCCAGTTCTTTTCTCCTTGCCATTTCCGCCTGCACCAATTCAAATTCCTCTGGTGAAATAATTGCAGGGTGGCTCTCTTCCACATAATATTGAGGAACCTCACCCTCATTCACTTTGGTCTTTTTTGTAAGAAAATCCACAGTAAATTTCTTTTGCAGCAGAGCAGAACCCTTGTATTTTTCATTAGTCAGAATGCTTTTCACCGTACTGAGATGCCATTGCTCTTTCCCAGATGGTGTCGGAATGCCTTTTTCAACCAAAATACAAGCGATTTTATATGGCGTCATGCCCTCCATAAACCAGCGATAAATACTGCGAACGATTTCTGCCTCCTCCGGCACAATTTCCGGCAAGCCATCTGCTCCTTTTCGATACCCCAGAAAATGCTTGTATGGTAGACTTACTTTCCCATCGGCAAAACGCTTTCTCTGCCCCCAAGTTACATTCTCCGAAATGGAGCGGCTCTCCTCCTGTGCCAGACTGGACATAATGGTGATCAACAGTTCACCTTTGGAATCCAGCGTGTAAATGTCCTCTTTTTCAAAAAACACCTCCACGCCTTTTTCTTTCAGTTTTCGCACCGTAGTCAAGGAATCTACGGTGTTTCGTGCAAATCGGCTGACTGACTTGGTGACAATCAAATCGATCTTACCGTCCAGAGCATCTGCCACCATCTGATTGAATCCATCACGATGCACTGTGCTGGTTGCACTGATGCCCTCATCGGTATAGACTTTGACAAACTCCCAGTCCTCACGCTCTTGAATATACTTGGTATAATAATCGACCTGTGCCTCGTAGGAAGTGAGCTGCTCCTCAAAATCTGTAGAAACACGTGCATATCCGGCAACTTTTCGCTTTACTTTCTGTGTTGTCGGCAGGTGCGTTTGCAGACTGATTGTTGGCGGTATTACAGTTACTTTTCGACCCATTTCTGATTCCTTTCTCGTGCGGCTTGTTTCATTTCCTCTGTCCAACTTTCTGCCCTTGATGGGTATTTCCAATGCCGTATATCAGATGTTCCATCGTGAAAGAAAAACTGCACCTCAAACGGTTTCGGAATCACAATATGGTGAATATTATCCCGAAATACAGCCGTATCAAATTCATCCAATTTAAGTACATCACAGATTAGAGCATATAGAATTGATTCCGGAATTTGCTTTGAACCGGGGCAGTACTTTTTTCCTCTCCTCAAAAAAGTGGCACACATCCAGATGATTCCTTGTGGGAGTTGTTTTCGTTGATAGTTCTTTCCGCATAATCCACAGATAATAAGGCCACTAAGCGGATAACGGTTTGTAGCACCATCATGGGTGTATTGCTCATGTCGCTGAGCCAATATAGCCTTTGCTTTGGCAAACGTTTCAAGGTCAATAATTGGCTCGTGGGCTTCCTCTACATAATATTTTTGAAGTTCTCCCTGATTTCTCGTTTTTTTCTTTTCGATATGGTTATTGCGATAGTACTTTTGGAGCATGAGATTTCCGATGTATTTTTCATTTGTCAGAATTTCACGAATTCTTGGGTTTGTCCATAGGTTTCCTTGTCGAGTTGGTATTCCCATCTCGTTGATCTTATTTGCGATTCTCTGTTGTCCCATACCGGAAATATAATCTGAGAAAATCATACGAACAAGTTCTGCCTCATTCGGTTCGATTTCCAAGACTCCCTCTGCATTTCTGCGATAGCCCAAAATCGTAATACTACCGATTTTTCCAATTGAGAAATCTTTTCGGATTTGCCATTTTCGATTTTCACTGGCAGAATAACTTTCCTCCTGTGCATAGGATGCCAGAATGGAAAGTAGCAGTTCGCCATCTGAACTCATGGAATGAATCCGCTGTTCCTCAAAATAGACATCAACGCCCAGCGATTTCAATTCCCGTACCGTTTCCAGCAGGGTAACCGTGTTTCGTGCAAAACGAGAAATAGACTTTGTCAGAATCAAGTCAATTTCTCCCTGTCTGCATCGGTTCAGCAGCTTTTGAAATTCCGCCCGATTTTCCTTTGTTCCCGTCAATGCCTCATCTGCATAAACACCGCAGAACAGCCATTCTGGATTGCTCTGAATCAGCTGATTGTAGTAACTGACCTGCGATGATAGAGAATGGAGCATGGCATCCTTTCCGCTGGATACTCTGGCATAGGCTGCCGTCCGTTTCAATGGAAACTGCTTTTTCTGCGGAAATACAACTTTTTGTATCACTCGTGCCGTGATAACCTCCCCCTTTCCGATGACATATTACCGTATGATCGGACGAGAGTCAAGGAATATACTGCACGAGTTTATGCCGCATTCCTTGGCTAAGATGTCATGCACACGCCGATAATCTTCTTCTGTTATTTTTCGTTCAGCAAGAAGCGTTTTCAAAATTTGCACCGCTGCCTTGTACTGCATGATCTTGTCCCAGACTTCTTCTTGACTTACCGTAGCAACTGCGTGAGCAGTACTTTCTGTTTTTGTTGCCATAGCTTACAAACACCTTTCCACAAAATTGACAGGTACAATCATAATTTGCTTTCTTATTCAGCTTTTCTGAATTGGCATACCACCATTTCAAGCGACACGTATCTGAACAGAACTTCTTTTTTCGATGCTTGGGTGTCATCACTAAAGTAGCACCACAACAAGGACACACTGCTGTTTTTCGCCTGCAATAAGAGGCGATTGTATTTACAGACACCCCAAGAATGCCAGCAATTCTTTTATAACCGTTTCCTTGCTCTCGCAAAGTGTCAATTTGCTCTTTTTGACTCTGCGTCATTTCATCTTCCTCCCGTATCTAAATTTTGTAGTGACCCAGAAAGGCTCACCATCATAAATACAGTCGAAAAAAGGGTCGAAAAATCGAACCCCCTCTTGAAAATTCAAATGAACGCAAAAAAAATCCCTGCACCGGAGTTTTTCTCCGAATGCAGGGATTTCTTCTTGCCAAATAGGACAAAGCGTGATATAATAGTTGTAGCAGCAAAAGGCGGTGGCAAGTCCGCCCTTTGTTGTTTCGTTTCAAGGTCGGTTGATTTCAATCGACCTTATTTCTTTGCCTCTTTAATGACTTCGTCAATCAGTTCGAGGGCTTTTTCTTTGTTGTCACTCTCCAAAAGTGCTTTGATGGAAAGCAAAAGCGTCAAAAGTTCAAGCCGTGTCATGTCCTCTTTCATGCTTCCTCCTTTCTCGTCTTGCCCCGGTATTCGTGGCTAGGTTCTCCCCTAATCCACTGTACACAGTATACCATAAGTTAAACCTATAGTCAAGCTAGTTTGGAGATGTTTGTAACAGTACACAAACGGCTTTTTGGTAATTTGTGTAGTTTATGGTTTGTAACAAAAAGATATAAGCAAAAATAAAAAAGAATAGATCAGAGGTTCATTTTCGCAACTGTTACTTATTGTATGTTGACTTATTGTAGTCAATGTGGTATAATAAAAAAGAGGTGTTGCACATGGATGCAATTCAGGTATTTTCACATAATCTTAGAAAATACAGAAAGATACTTGGAGTATCTCAAGAAAAATTTGCTGATATGGCTGGCTTACATAGAACATATATCAGTGCTATTGAATGTGGTAAACGTAGCATAGCCTTAGACAACATTCAAAAAATAGCGGATGCACTTGGAGTCGAAACGTATCTTCTATTCATGAAAGATGAAGAATAAGGGGGGGATAAACAATGCCGGCTTCTGTTGTAGATTTATTTTGCGGAATTGGTGGTTTAACTAAAGGTTTGGAATTAGCAGGATTAAATGTAATTGCAGGCATTGACCTTGATGAATCATGTCGATATGCATACGAAGCCAATAGCCATTCACAGTTCATTGCTGGAGATGTTAACACTATTAATTCTGATAGTCTGATTTCGCTATACCCTAGCAATGACTTACGAATTCTAGTTGGCTGTGCTCCATGTCAGCCTTTTTCAAAATACACTCAACGCTACCGAAAAGAAGGACATAAGGATGATAAATGGCGTCTATTATACGCATTTTCAAATCTTATTGACAGAATACAGCCAACAATTGTATCAATGGAAAACGTTCCAGAATTGATTAAGGAATCCGTTTTTGTCGATTTTATAAACCACCTTAAAGCGTCTAATTACCATTGCTCTTGGGAAATTGTTTATTGTCCCAATTATGGAGTCCCTCAACGTCGAAAACGCCTTGTATTGTTGGCTTCACAATTGAATGATATTAATTTAATTGCCCCAACACATAATGAATCTAATTATTTAACTGTAAGAGATGCAATAGGCAAGCTTCCACCATTAGCGGATGGAGAATGTGACCGTAATGATGTGATCCATTGTACTGCTAAAATGTCTGAAATAAATTTGAAAAGAATACGTAGTTCAATTCCCGGTGGAACTTGGAAGGACTGGAGTGATGATTTGCAATTAAGTTGTCATAAAAAGAAAACCGGAAGAAGTTATGGAGCTGTATATGGTCGAATGAAATGGGATGAACCTTCTCCAACAATAACTACGCAATTTTATGGTTATGGGAATGGACGGTTTGGTCATCCCGAACAACATAGAGCTTTATCCTTTAGAGAAGGAGCATTATTACAATCCTTTCCTGCAAATTATAAATTTGTAGAAAATGAATCGGCATTTAATAGAAGAGAATTGGGAGTTCACATTGGAAATGCTGTACCAGTTGAATTAGGCAGAGCAATAGGTATAAGTATCCAAAAGCATCTTAATGAAATGGGGGTAAATTAATATGCAATCAATCACACCGGAGCAACGAAAAAATGCTGAAAATCAAATAAAAGCATTAAGAAAAGAAATTGATTATGATACACGAGATTACGCAATTGACTTTTTGGTTCAACAATATAGAGAAAATGAATTTTATATTCCTGATGAATATCAACGACAATATATATGGGAAAGCCAAAATAAAAACCGTTTCATTGAATCAATACTATTAGGTCTTCCAATTCCTTTTATGTTTTTTTCAGATGCTGACGATGGGAGATGCGAGATAATAGATGGTGCTCAACGTACACAGACATTAGAAGAATTCATGAATAATGAACTTAAGCTCTCTGATCTAAAAAAGCTAACTACTCTAAATGGGTTCACCTATGCAGATTTACCAGAATACTTTAAACGAAAATTCAATAAAACTACAATGCGAATAGTTGTATTATCAGATGAAACTACACTTGAAATTCGTCAAGAAATATTTAATAGAATTAATACTACTGGTATTCGTGCTAATCCAAGTGAAATTCGTCGTGGTAGTCATGCTGGTCCTTTTATGGATTTCCTTAAAGAGTGTACTAAAAATTCAACTTTCATTAGAGTGTGTCCAGTAAGTGAAACTTCTAAAAAACGATATGATGACCTTGAATTGGTGTTAAGGTTTTTCGCATTTTTAAATAACTACAAAAATTTTAATCATCGAGTAGATGAATTTTTAGACTCTTATGTAGAAAGTGTTAAGGATAGCTTTGACCAAAAAAAGTTTAAAATGGAATTCGAAAATATGCTGGCTTTTGTAGATAAGTATTTTGAAAACGGTTTCAAAAAGACAAAAACATCAAAATCAACTCCACGAGTACGGTTTGAAGCAATTGCCGTTGGAGTAGGTTTAGCTTTGAGGGAAAATCCAAGTTTAATTCCTAGTTCTATGGAGTGGCTCGGCAGCGAAGAATTTAAAATGCACACTACAACCCACGCAAGTAATTCGCCTTCTCGTGTGTCAGGACGTGTGGAGTATGTTCGTGATATGCTATTGGGTGGTGAAACAAATGCAGGAAACGATTGATACTTTTAATGAACGCATCCAAGAAATTGATTTATATTACGCTGCACTTAACGCACTTTATGAAGATGAAACTTTAAAATCAGATAATGACAAATATAACAAAAAGTATTTTAATGGCGATTTTTTAAAAATATTGAAATCCAATGCGTTACTCATGATTTATAACCTTGTTGAATCAACGATTATGGGCGGTATTATAGAGATATATGACGAACTACAACAAGAAGGAATCACATATCAACAAGTCCGACAGGAAATTCAAAAAATTTGGTTTAGATTTAAATTTAACGAAGCATATGATAAACAGGCACATTATAATACGTACAGAGAAAAAGCAGAAAGAATAATTAATTCTATTTTACATGGAGAGAAACTCATACTTGATCGCAAAGCCACAAATATTAGTGGAAATCTAGATGCGAAGAAAATACGGCAAGTATGCCGTGAACACGGAATCACCTTCAATATTGATCCGAATTGCAAAGGTGGCATTGTATTGGATGATGTTAAAGAAAAAAGAAATAATCTTGCACATGGTACACAATCTTTTGTTGAATGCGGAAGAGATTACACAATTGAAGATTTAAATAATATCAAAGAACAAACCACATTGTTTCTTAAAGGAATTTTAGACGGTATGAAAGAATATTTCGACAATAAACTATACCTATCTTCAAATTAAATTTTAGCAAAAGCGCTCCTGAACCCCACATTCAAGAGCGTTTTTTGCTACCTATAAACGAAATTTAACCGCTGTTTTATCCGTTCAATTTCTCGTCAATACTGGCAACGTGCTGCAAGATTTGCTGGAGTGTGTCACTATCGTTAGTGCCTTTTTTCGTGTCCTCATTCGGCTTGTCTGTAGTAGTTGTTGCATTTTTTGAAAATCCATTCAGCCCAGAAGCCTTGATGATCGCCGGATAATCCTGGTACGCATAGTCCAGATCCACCTCGCCGACAATGCCGGAAACGCTGCCTTTCCAGCTGTACTGCCACAGCCCATAATTCCCGGCATAGGATGATTTGCTCACATCTACATGAGACAGAAACACGTCATATCGGCTCTTTATATCGTCCCTGATACAGCTTTCCAGAGCCGACTTGAACGTATAAATCGCCGCATAATACCCGGCAGATTCCAACGCACTGCAAAACGCCTGACACAGGGCATCTGCATTTTGCAGACTTGCCTGTTCTTCGATGTCAAAGGCAATGGGATACTCGAACTGTTTTCCAGCCAGAGCAGACAGGCACACAGCAGCCTCCTGCTCCACTTCTGAGGCAGTTTTGGCGTAGCTGTACCAGTACGCACCGCAGGGGATTCCAAGCCGTTTGCATTCGCTGTAGTTCCGTTCAAACTGCACATCGATCTGGCTGGACTCTTTTCCGAAACCAGCCCGTAAAATCGCAAAATCCACCTGCCCGGATGCTTTGACTTTTTCCCAGTTGATCACGCCCTGATGCTTGGAAACATCAATCCCTTTTGCCATAATTTCAGATGGTTGCGGCTGTGCTTTTGCAATGCCGAAATAGCGGTAGAAATCGCTTGTCACCGTGTTTGTGCCTTTGATTTCATCACCATACCATTTTGCCACTGTTCGCACATCCAGATGCACCGAAGTATAAGCACCGGTGATATTGGCAATGCCGCTGAAACCCAAATCCTGAGCCTTACAGCACACCGTCTTTGCTGAAATTATGTTGCCAGACTTATCGTAGCACACCACGTCTGCCGCTGTGCCTTTGGTGTGCTGCCCGGTACTCGTACCGCCTACCGCTTTATCATGCTCAGGACAACGGTAACCGCTGTTGACGATGATCTTGCCGCAGTCCAATGCTGCATACAGCTGTTCCAGCTTGCTCACCAATTCATCCGAAATCAAAAAGTCGTGGCTTTTACCGCATTTACAACGGAATTCACGAGCGTTGAAGTGCTCAGTCAGTTGGGTGTTGTCCGTTGCTGAAAAACTCTTTACTGTCATATAAAACGACTCCCTTCTACAAAAAAAATACTTTTGAAAAAATCGAAAATTCGCTTGACTTTTCCACGAAAACGTGGTATAATGTAATTAAAGAAAGGGGGAAAGCAAATGCGGACAGGCGAATTAAAAAAGAAACTTCGCAAAGCCGGATGCTACAAAATCCGAGAGGGCGGAAACCACGAAATCTGGTACAGCCCCAAAACAGAAACAGCATTTTCTGTTGGACGGCATGACGGACAGGAAATCGCAACCGGAACCGCAAACAAAATCCTGAAGGATGCGGGGCTGAAATAAGCCCCGACCCTACGGGGTTTTCAAAATGGCAAGAAAGCGAACCATTCGCTTTCCTTGTCAACTTTTCAAATCCGCATTTGTACCCCCATTCAAAAACAAAAAGGAGCTGGTAAAATGGCGAAATACGTTTACCCTGCAATCTTCACAAAAGAGAAAAACAACGCTTATTCGGTTGACTTTCCGGATGTAGAAAACTGTTATACGTGCGGAGATTCTTTGGTGGATGCAATGGAAATGGCATCTGATGTCTTGGCAATGATGCTATGTTTCAGAGAAAATGAAAAGAAACCAATTCCGGTCGCTACTCCGATCAAAGAAATTCAAACAAATGCAGACAGCTTTGCAACCTTGATTCTTTGTGATACGACCGATTATCCTCTCGTGGAGTGTGAGCCGAATGCAGAATAACATCAAGAGAATACGGGAACAGAACGGCATTACTCGAAAAGAGTTAGCCGCTCTTTCCGGCGTACACTATAAGAAAATTACAGACTACGAAAACGACTACATCAAATTTGAAAATATCACAATCGGGAATCTGAACCGTATTGCAACTGCCCTCGGTGTTACACTGGATGAACTATGTAGAGAAGATTCCGAAAATCAGTAAAACAACTACTATAGAAAAATGCGGTACGCCAAAAACGACATACCGCATTTTTCATTCTTTTTCTTCTTTCTCGGATTCTAAAGCTTTTCGGAGCAAGCGTTTGATTTCCGTCTGCAAGGCTTTTCCCTCTAAGGCATCCAGAATATCCTTATCGCTTTTTCGATTCAGCTTCAAACCAATGAAACGTGTATTTTGCTTATCATACTTTTCTTGGGGTGTCAAAAAACCACTCCTAAAATTTTTTCTTGCCAATTCGGGCAAAACGTGATATAATTGTTGTAGCACGAAAAAGCGGTGGCAAGTCCGCTCTTTCTGTGTTTCCGTTGCCGACTGTTTTTCAGTCGGCTTTTTCTTTTAGCCCTGAAGCATCTGTTTCAGCTGTTCAATAATGGCTTGCTTTTCAGCCTCGGTTTTCGCATCCTCTAACTGCTTGATTAAAAGCATAATAAAGGATTTGAACTGCAAATCCGTCATTCCCATTTCCTCCATATGTGCCTCCTTTCCATATCCGCTTGCCCGGTATTCGTGGGTGGTTTCCCAATCCACTGTAATCATTATACCATAGGTTTAACCTATGGTCAAGGATTTTTTCTGGAAAGTGTGATATTTGTCGGAGTACACAAATTCGGTGCTGCTTTTTGTACGATAGCAATACCGTTTTCAATTGTCAAACAGCAGTACTACTCCTTGATTTCAGGTAATCCAGCCACGCTGGTCAGTACAGATAAAATGCCCGCCAGAAGTGCGGTACTGCCAACTACAAGCCAATTAACATCCTGCATGGTTGCTGCCACACCAACGGTCGCTATTGCTGTCTGGGCAATGGTTTTGATTGCCCGAATAACAGCAGCTTTCGTCCACTGTTTCCAATCTCTTTTCATACGGTTTCTCCTTTCTCGGTTGGCAGTGCCATGAATTCCTCGTGCAGATGTGTCATCACACCATTGCCGCCCAGTTCGTGGTACTGCCGGTACATATTTTCATAGTTTTCTTTCGCATAGATGGGTGCAAAACCTGCATCAATGTACTTGTTATAGCAGTGCAACATCCGGTCACGGAGCAGAGCTTGCACACCGTATTCCAGTGCCTTTTGTCGGGCATCCTGTTTTTGCATGCGGTTTAAAATCGACTTTGTGCCAATACTAAGAATGCCCGTTGCAGACAACACAGAAATCGCAATGGTGATAATCTCTCGAATCACACAGCTTCCTCCGTTTCTTTCACATCTTTCGTTTCTTTCTCTTCTTTCACATCATAATCGCCGGAAAGCAGTACCAACATTTCCGGCGTTAGGTCACCAGATGCAAAAATCTGATACTGTCCATTTTCCAGCTGCACCGCTTGAATTTTTGCGTTGCCCCAGCCTGTTCTTTGGATGGCTTTTCCCTGTTTCAATGATTCTACGGCTTCAATAATATTCACTGTATCATCTCCTTAAAGTAACGAAATTGACTGAATCAGCGGGTGACTGTTATTGCTCCGACCGACCCACACCAAATAGTATGTGCCAGCCGTTACGCCCTCGCAAGGTGTCAGCGTTGTGATATAGTCCGCACTGTACAGCCACTGCAAAGGCAAGTCCATATAACTGCCCTCTGTCTGTGCCTTTGTGAGGATGTCCGCAGCTGTGCCGGTGTCAGACTGTACCAAGCGTAAAATACCGACCTCTGTGCTACCAGCTAAAAAGCGGATTGCAATTTGCGTGGATGCTGTCACGCTGATCGGCAGCGTGCAACAGGTATAGCAGCTATAATCCCATCCAAAAACGGTTGTTCCGTAGTTTAAGGCATAGTTGTTCTTTGCACTGCAAAAATCTGCATGCAGGGCGGTAAAGTCCGCCACGCTATAAATTGTATCATTGTAAAGCAAAGATACAGTATCCCGATGGGAGACATCATATAACACGGTTGTGGTGGGGGATTCGCCGCCTGAAATCTCCAGAACCTTCGGTACAAGGGTATTGAACTTTTCAGATGCACTTGCTGAAATACCTTTTGCAGTCAGGTTCGCTGCAAGCTGCTGCCGCAGTTGGTTTAGTTTTGTCAGCTGCTCTGTAATTGTTGCCGCCATGTTACACCTCCACCATTGCAGACAGGGCTGCGGATAAATCACCAATGGTATCTTCTAAGGCTTTGATACGAGTTGCGAGCGTTTCCACATCCGGCGACAAATCCAGCACAAACAGCCCGTCCGGCACAATGTCCAGAGCGTTGTGAGATACGGTGCTGATGGACGGCAATACCTGCCATGTTTGCTTACCCGTTACTGTAACCAGCTTTGCGGTGCAGTATTTCGCTGATTCACCCTCTTCACATCCCGGTGTATAATCGCCCCAAGAGGCAGCGTCACCGTTTGTACCGTTTTTGACGGTCGCTGTGGTCGTTCCATTTTTGTCAGTAATAGAAATAACAGCCCCTGCGTCTGTTTCCGTTACGGTTGCAGTTGGAGAGTAACCGTCTGCACCATCCTTGCCGTCAACCCCGTTTGTCCCGTCTTTGCCGTTTACGCCGTCCTTGCCGGGTGTTCCAGGGTCGCCTTTTTCACCTTTTTCGCCACGTTCTCCCTTTGCTCCGGGTGCTCCCGGTTCGCCCCGGTCGCCTTTTTCTCCGGGTTCGCCTTTCGCTCCGGGTGCTCCCGGCTCGCCGGCATCTCCCTTTTGTCCCTTTAAGGATGTCAGCCAGTCTGCTTCTGTTCCGGTAAATCCATTCTGCAAGGCGACTTCATAGGCAGATTTTCCGGCTGCTCCACGGCTGCCCGTGTCGCCCTTTTCACCGTTGTGCAGTTCTGCGGTCGTTGTACCGGTTGCGTCTGTCACGGAGATGGTTGCACCCGTTTCCGTTTCTGTCACGGTTACCGCTGGGGAGATTCCATCTTTCCCGTCCTTGCCGTCTTTCCCGTTTTGTAGTCCGGCAGCTTTTTTCTCCAGTTCTTGTAAGAGCTGAGCATACAAGTCCGGTGTCGGTGGGATGGGTGTCACACTGTCAGAAACAAATCCAGAAGGCTTGATATGGAGGGAAACCGGAATGGTAGTTGCACGAAGAGCTTTCGTGTCGGAAGGAGCATATCCGAACACACTCAGTTTCATCGTACCGGCTTTGCATTCAGAGGGGAGCAGGCAGGATTTTCCATCCGTGCCTAAAATCAGATTGTAGGTTTCGCAACATTGTGTAATCTGTACAACTTTATGCAGCCCTTCCCACGCTCCGTCAAATACAAAATGCAGCGGTACAAAGGCAATCTGATCCGCTGCAATGGCATCCCGTTCCAGCAGTTCTATTCGCTGTTTCTGCACGAAAAATTTCATCATGCGGTTTCCTCCTTCCAATCCATGTCTTCAGAATCCCATACGAAAGACCCATCAATACAATTGATTCGTTGTAAATAGCCATTGTGGTAGTTGGTTTTTGCATCCGATGCCATCCAGTTGGTGGGCTTTGTGATGGCGTTCCACTGTTCTTTTGTGCCTTCATAGGTGATGGTGGTCAGACTTTCACAGTATGTCAGCATATTTTCCCCAAAGGTTCTGCAATTCGCAGAAATTGTAAGGCTGGACAATGCTGTACATCTTGTAAATGCAAAAGCACCAATGGAATCACACGCAACACGAGCAGTCTTCAGCTTTGCACAGCCGCTAAAAGCATACTTTCCCCACGTTTTCACGCTGGCAGGCACAGTGACTTCTGCAATGGCGGTGTGATAAAAGGCATATGACCGGATCGCAGTAACTGCCTGCGGAATGGTAACAGAAGTCAGACAGGCGGTATAGCCGATTGCAGCATCTTCCTGTGCAAAAGCAGAATCACCAATGCTGGTCAGTGTAGCTGGAAGAGATACCGTTTCTGCATTGGCACAATGATAAAACAAACGGTCACCCAGACCAGTAATGCCATTGCTAAGCACGATTTCCTTGATCTGATCGTTTTGATAGAACACAGAATCATGAGAAGTATAGTCATAGGTTGCACCCGTGCCACGCAGCAGCAGTTTGCCGTTGTCGTAGAGAACATAGTAGATGTTTTCGCCGCACTGTCCGGTTGCTATGATTTCGCCTGCCGTCAAGTCATCTACCTTGGTCTGCAGTTCGGAAATCTGGCTGTTCATTGCATCCAGCCGCTTTTGCAGTTCGTCCAGTGTGGCATTTGTCTTTGCCATTTCGGCAAGCATCTCGGTCACTCTGCACTTGCCAAGAATGCACTTGCAGTAACCGCATTTGCTTTCATCCTCCCGATAATCAATCACATCTTCTGCTGTCAATTCTGTTGCTCCGGCTCGCAGTCGAACTGCCGCCAAGGTCAAATAGGTGGTCACATTATTGTTGGTGAACGAAGGAATGACAGGTTCGGTGGCAGCGATTCCAGGCTGAATGCGAAGCCCGCAGGTTCGTGTGGAAAGGTCGCAGAATAAGGCAATGACTACATAGCGATCCAGCGATTCATCTACATAGGAAGCACAATCAACAGTATGCAGCGTATCACTGATGAGATAATGCCCGTTGATCCACGCCTTACCTGTGCCGAATGTAATGGATAAATTTTTGATCGTTGGTGCGAAACACTGCCGGTAAGTATCCAGAATTCCATTGCAAATTAAACTGGACAGATATGCCGTGAAATCTTCTGCGGTATATACCCGGTCGAGATTTTTTGCATTAAAAAATCCATAGGAAAAAGACATATGAATATCACTCCGTTTCTTTGAAAGTCGGGGTCAGACTTCTACCGTTCTGGTCGAAACTCTCCACCATGCCGATCAGCTGGATTCGAGGTTGAATCAAGCCGAATCTTCTCTGTTCCACAGTCACATAGTCGCCCACAAAGTAATCCTTGTTGTACTGATACTGGGTCGAAAAAGCAGCGATGGCGGATTCCGATGCCGTTTTCGGCTGTACCAGATGTTCAAAATTTCTAAATATTCCGCATCGGTCACATCTTCTTCCTGTGCCGTGTTTCGCTCGTCTACATACACCTCATAGCGGTCAAGATAGGTCGGCTCTGCACTGGAACAGAAGGTCGTGCGTTTTCTGGCACTGCCCTCACCGCAGCCCAGCACATAGGCAAAGTTTTTCTGCACCGCATCGTCTGCTGCATAGGAGAATGACAGCAGGTTGTTGTACGCATCAGAGAATACGATATGAGGATTGCCGTCCTGCAACAAACTGCGGTCTGTTCCGGAAAACAGGTCGCATTTCAGTGCATTTCTATCCAGCCGCACATTTGCTGAACCGCCAATGGTTTCACAGAGGCTGTACAGCCATTCCAGAATATTGTCATAGCTGACCTGCATTCGTGCGGTGTTCTGCCAGCAGTCACCAGAAACCGTACCCATGGAAAAACCGGGCAGATTGCGGATTCCGGCAGAGATGACATTGCGGGACAGCACCTTGCGGACGATGTCCTCATAGCTGCCGTTTGCGGTAATGGTGGGATAGATGATTCTTCGTTCCAGCAGACAGGCAAGAAACCGTCCGGTGACTGTCAGGTAATCGCCCTTTTCGGCATCCGTCTCCAATTGCAGAGATTCAATGATGCCGAAGTGCTGTGCATCATCGCTCCTTGCCACAATTCTGCCACGCTGAAAGATGGATACATTCTGCGGACTGGCAGCGATATACACCTCAAAACAGCCGCATTGGTAGAATTCAATATCCCACAGGAGAGAAGAATAGCTGTCACAGATTGCTTCCAGTGACACAGAAATCTGATCTTTCAAAGCTATCAAGCTGTAAATTTCCAACTGCATTTCTCACACTCCCAGATAAGAATTGCGGTGCATCAAAGTTACACGCAGTTTTTTCACACCACGAACTGCCTCGACCCGAAAGATATTCGTGCCTTCTTTCAAGGTCAGCCAAGTGGAACCGGAAACCAGCCGGTTCAGGATGTTGCTGTCTACGCCATTGCGTGTCAGCGTGACGGTCTTGTTTCCGGTTTTCGTGGTAACTGTAATGACATCACCGGTCAGAATATCGCCTTTGATTTGCAGATACTCGCCGTTTTCGTTGTAGATGGTCGGTGTCACTGCCACCACTTCCTGCGGAATGTCGCTGGGCAATGCCTCAATTCGCAGTGTGAATCCAGTTTCATCGCCATCATTGGTAATAGAAAACAGGTTGCTGTTAGAGTACACACCCAAAGGAAACGGAGCATCGCTCTCCGGAAAGGGAAAGTGAAATGCTCCGATCACACCGCTGTAGTAGGCATAGAAAATATCCCGGCTGTACCAGTAAATGTCCGGACAGAGAATGGAGATCTGACCGCTGATCTGCTGCTCGAAATGCTCCACTTCACAGGTTTCCACATACCCCTCGGCATAGACATCGATGTTCGCCGTCTTGTACCAGATCTTGATGTATCGGGACGGCTTAACCACATGATACAGATGATGCCGCCGTTTCTCGATCCCAATGCCACGCATGGCAAAGGAAATGACTACGTTTCGCTTTTCGATGAAGGCGTTGTTGAGGTAGCTGCCATTCATGCCAGCATAGCTTGAAGTGCTGACTGTTCCGGCAGGCGGATTCAGACCTTCGATTTTGGAGGTCATGTATTGATTGGCGGTGGTGGACAGATTCACTTGTTCGCCGGATTCGTTTTCGAGAATAAGGGTGAAATACATGGGCTGCACCCCCTTTACATTTTTGGTTTGATGATGTATAATGGAAACAACAGAGACGTAGGTTCGCTACGCAAAATCGGAATATGGAGGAAAGAAAAATGCTTACACATATTGGAACTAATACAATAGAAACAGAAAGATTAATTCTTCGCAAATTTGAATACTCAGATAATGCGTCGATGCGAAAAAACTGGATTGCTGATAAAAAGATTCAATCTTTATATCGTGAACCGGTTTACACAACGGAATCAGAAGTAAAGGATCTTCTTGATAAATATATCGGATCATATGAAAAAGAAGATTATTATCGCTGGGCTGTAATAGATAAATTATCAGGAGAGTGCATAGGTCAAATAGCATTCTACCTTGTTGACAGTAAGAATAACTTTGCGGAGATAGAATATTGTATAGGTTCGAATTTTCAGTGCAAGGGTCTTGCAACAGAAGCAACAAAGGCGATTATTGCATATGGATTTGAAAAAATCAAATTCCATAAAGTTCAGATATGCACAATGACGATTAACAGTGCATCAAAAAGAGTTATTGAAAAATGTGGTTTTACATATGAAGGTACATTGAGAGACAGCTTCTTTATAGATGATAAATATATTGGAAGATTATATTATTCAATATTAAAAGATGACTATGAGAAATAAGGGTATGTCTAACAAGAAAATTCTGATTTACCGAGAAAAAGGAGCGACTCAAATCGCTCCTTTTTAAATATTCAGTGCATTCCTCGTCAACCGATAAATCTCCAACCGTGACAGTGCCTTCGGCGATTGATTGGTCTGATTCACCGTTTTTCGGTTATCGGTATTGTAATAATTGTTCACCGTCCCACCGGAACTATCGGGCAGCATTGCTCCGGAGATTCCATGCAAGCTGTAGTTCAGGTCGGAATCCATGGTCAGCTGCATGGCTTTCGCCACACCGCCCACGGCTTTCTCCACATACTTCTTGCTCTTGTCGATGCCGTCTGCCAACCCTTTCATGAAGTCTGGCATCCAGCTTTCGTAATCTGTCAGCGGTCCTTTGTCCGGCACGGAAAAGTGCAGGAAATCCCGAATGGTATCAGCGACATTGGTGACGCAGTCTGCCAGCCAACCGATGGCACTCTGAATGCCGTCAATGATGCCCTGAATGATGTCCCGTCCCCAGTTCCAGGCATCGGAAGCCAGTCCCTTGATATATCCCACAGCGGCATCGAAGCCATTCTGAATGGTGGACTTGATGTCGCTGATTTTGTCGGAAACCGCAGAACGAATGTTGTCCCAGATGCTGGACACCGTAGAAGAAATGCTCTGCATCACGTTGGAAATCGTACTCTTGATGCTGTTCCAGATGTTAGATACCACCGA